GGATCTAGGTAATCCCAACCTAAAAAAAGCGAATGTAGAACAATCATTTACTAAAGAGCAAGTTCTTGAGTTCTATGCTTGCAGAAATGATCCCATTTATTTTGCAGAGAAATATGTCAAGATTGTAAGTCTTGATGAGGGTCTGACACCATTTAAACCCTATCATTTTCAGAAGAAGTTAATTAAGAACTTCCATGAGAATAGATTTAATATTTGTAAGATGCCTAGACAGACTGGTAAGTCTACTACCTGTGTAGCATATCTACTTCATTATGTTGTCTTTAATGATAGTGTTAATGTAGGTATTCTTGCAAACAAAGCAGCAACTGCTAGAGAATTGCTAGGTAGGTTGCAGACTGCATATGAAAATCTACCTAAGTGGATGCAACAAGGTATCATATCTTGGAACAGAGGAAGTTTAGAATTAGAGAATGGTTCTAAGATTCTTGCTGCTTCTACATCAGCATCTGCTGTTAGGGGTATGTCATTCAACATCCTATTCTTGGATGAATTTGCTTTTGTTCCTAATCATATTGCTGATTCATTCTTCAGTTCAGTTTATCCTACTATTACCTCTGGTAAGAGCACTAAAGTTATTATAGTATCTACGCCTCATGGTATGAACCATTTCTATAGGTTGTGGCATGATGCTGAGAAAGCTAAGAATGAATATATTCCAACTGATGTTCATTGGAGTGAAGTTCCTGGTAGGGATGAAAAGTGGAAGAAATCTACTATCGCCAACACTTCAGAAGCACAGTTTAAGGTTGAGTTTGAGTGTGAGTTTTTAGGATCTGTAGATACTCTTATTTCTCCTAGCAAGTTAAGAGCATTAGTATATGATGAACCACAAACTAGAAGTGCTGGATTAGATGTGTATGAGGTATGTAAAGAAGATCATGATTATGTTATAACTGTTGATGTAGCAAGAGGTGTGGGTGGAGATTACTCTGCTTTTGTTGTCATTGATATTACAAAATTTCCTCATAAGGTAGTAGCAAAGTATAGAAATAATGAAATCAAACCTATGCTGTTCCCTAATATTATTTGGGAAGTGGCAAAGAGTTATAATGATGCTTTTATTTTATGTGAGGTAAATGATGTAGGAGATCAAGTTGCTGCTATTATTAACTATGATTTAGAGTATGAAAATTTATTGATGTGTTCTATGCGTGGTAGAGCAGGTCAAATTGTAGGTCAAGGATTCTCTGGAAAGAAGACACAACTAGGTGTCAAGATGTCTAAGACAGTGAAGAAAGTTGGTTCACTTAACTTAAAGACTCTGATAGAAGAAGATAAAGTTACTTTTAAGGATTATGAGATATTAAGTGAATTAACTACCTTCATTCAAAAGCATAATTCATTTGAGGCAGAGGAAGGATGTAATGATGACCTTGCAATGTGTCTTGTCATCTATGCATGGCTAGTAGCACAAGATTACTTTAAAGAACTTACTGATCAAGATGTAAGAAAAAGATTATATGACGAGCAGAAGAATCAGATAGAACAAGATATGTCACCCTTTGGTTTTATTATGGATGGTTTAGAGGATGATACTTTTGTAGATGCAGAAGGTGATACTTGGAATACAATGGATAATGGAAGTTTAGAATTGGATAGATTAGCAGGAACCCCTGGTTCATGGAATACAGATGAATATGGGGATAGATCCTTTATGTGGGAATATAGGTAGTGGAAATAGATAGTCAGATAAAATTAGGACACCTATTACTTTCAGATAGAAAATGTAGAGTGTGTGGAGAAACTAAAAATTTAATAGATGGTTTTTATTTGACTAGAAAGGATAGAGGAACATTAGCATCAGCATATTCTTATGAGTGTAAAGTATGTACTGTAAGAAGAATTGTAGAAACTAGAAAGAAACAAGCACCCCATACAGACTGGATGTATCCAGATTGGTAGTGTTCATGTATTGTTTCCCCAATGAAAACATCGAAAACAATAAATATTTTCAGATAAACTGAGACTCGGAGACAGACAACATGGCGACTCCTCAATTATCTCCTGGAGTACTGACAAGGGAGGTTGATTTAACTGTAGGGAGAGCAGACAATGTATTAGATAATATTGGCGCAATTGCTGGTCCTTTTGAAATTGGACCTATCGATGAAGCTACTGACATCACTACAGAAACACAATTAATCAATACTTTTGGTAAGCCAATTAGTACTGATGCACAGTATGAATATTGGATGAGTGCAGCATCTTTCCTTTCATATGGAGGAGTTCTTAAGGTTGTAAGAACTGATGATGATGATCTAGTTAATGCTAACGGAAATAGGTCACATGAGACTGTAGTTACTGATCTTAAGATCAAAAACTATGATGACTATGTGTCAAACTATGCTGGAGTAGGTCAGACATTTGGTTATGCTGCTAAGACACCTGGTACATGGGCAAACAACCTTAAAGTTTGTGTCATTGATAATGCTGCAGACCAAGTTCTAGGAATAGGAACTACTTCTGGTGTCAGTGTTGGAATGGGTGTTAGTGTTTCACTTACTAACCAAGTAATTGCTGGTTCTGGCGATACTTCAAGTTTCACTGGACATCTTAAAGGTATTATTACTGGATTAGGAGCAACAACCATTGATGTTAAGATAACTCAAAGGGTTACTACTGCTGGAGTCTCAACTGATATAACTTATGCTCAAGGTGATCAAGCAAGGTCAATATTAAGTGGAAATAATGTTAGTGTTATTAACTCATCTGAAGTTGGTGTAGCAACTGCTAAGATTGAGGGTGGTAACTATGCTAAAGACTGGTATGATGAACAGACACTTGGTTTAACCAATTCTACTGTTTATTGGAAGTCAATTTCACCTAGACCAGATACAACTAACTGGGCAAATGATAGATCATCTAAAAATGATGGTATCCATGTTGTAATTGTAGATGACCTTGGAGATGTAACAGGTATACAGGGTAATGTTTTAGAGAAGAGTTTAAACCTATCTAAAGCAAAGGATGCAGTTTCTTCAGAAAATGCACCACAGAAGATATTCTATAAGGATTATCTAGCACTTTATTCTGATTATGTTTATGCTGGTGATGATCCTTCTGATGGTTCAGATGGATTTAAAGCTGCATCAGACTTTAGTTCTGGATATACAGCTATCACTTCTGCTTCTGGTGGTTGGAATAGAAATGCACAGGGTATTACTTTCAATGTAATTGGAAATAACACCTACACATTAACTGCTGGTGCTGATTATTCTGCTACTGGTGGATTTACAGCAACCTTAGGAAATCTAATTACATCTTATAACTTATTCAAGAATAAGGATGAGATAGCAGTTGATTATCTAATTGGAGGTCCAGGTCTTGGAGATAAAGCACAGTCTCAAGCAAAGGCAGGTAGATTGATTTCTATTGCTGGTGCAAGAAAAGATTGTATGGCAGTTATTTCTCCACATAGAACAGATGTTGTAGACGTAAGCAATACAGATACACAAACTGATAATGTAATTAAATTCTATAGTCCATTAGCATCTTCATCATATGCTGTATTTGATTCTGGATACAAGTACACATATGATAGATTCAACAACAAGTTCAGGTTCATCCCAACTAATGCAGACGTTGCTGGATTGATGGTAAGGACAAGTGTTAATGCTTATCCTTGGTTCTCACCTGCTGGACAGCAAAGAGGAATCTTGAATAATGCAATTAAACTAGCATATAACCCAGACAAATCACAAAGAGATCAACTCTATCCACTAAGAATTAACTCTATAGTTAATCAACCTGGAACTGGCATCATGCTCTTTGGAGATAAAACTGGTTTAGGTTATGCATCTGCCTTTGATAGAATCAATGTTAGAAGATTATTCCTAACAATTGAACAAGCACTACAGAAAGCAGCAGAAGCACAACTATTTGAACTTAATGATCAGGTCACAAGAGCAAACTTTGTTAATATTGTTGAACCATATCTAAGAGATGTGGAAGCTAAGAGAGGACTTTATGGGTTCCTAGTCATTTGTGATGAGACAAACAACACTCCTGATATCATTGATAATAATGAATTTAGAGCAGACATCTTCTTGAAGCCTGCCAAGTCAATCAACTATGTTACTCTTACATTTGTTGCCACCAGAAC